TGGTGGCACCATGGATGGCGCAGGGGCTGCCGGCGCCTGCGGAGCTCGTGGCGGCCCTTGGGGGGGCTGACCAGGCGGGGGGCCTGCCGTGGCTGGCATCTGCGGGCTGGTGGGTGGCGGCAGGTTGCCGAGCAGTTGGATGCCCGGCACCTTGCTGGCCATCGCCTGCTGGAACTCGGTGAGCGACGGCACGGGGGTGCCGAACTGGGCCCCGGCGACCCAGGTCTTGGTCCAGGCATCGAGCGCTGCTTTGTCCCTGTTCAGGTCATCATCGGTCAGCATCTGCGCGCGTTTGGTCTGTTCCGATGCCCGGTCGTTCTCGACATCCGCCGCGGTCTTGCCGGCCTGCACCTGGGCGAGGATCAGCGACGGATCGGGCGGTGTCGGTGGTGGCGGCGGCGCCTGGAACCCAGGCGGCAGGGCTTTGAAGTAGCTGCTGACATCGGCAATGTTGGCGGTTTCCAACATGCGCGATAGCGTATTCCGATACTCCGGCACGCCGACCAAGGGATTGGTTAACCCTTGCGTCTGCATGATCATCTCTTGCTTGCCGGCGATCTGGGCGAGCATCGCCAGGCGTTCCATCGGCATGCCCTTGCCGCCGACGTTCACGCTGGTTTGCCACATCACGCCGAGCGCCCGCGGATCGATCGGCACCCATTGCCCGCGGATACGGTAGACGTTGGGCCTGTCCTGATGCCGCGCCATCATCCTCAACAAGCCCGAATAGAGCGGCGCCAATCCGGTTTCCGCCAACGTCCGCGCCATCATATCGAGCCGGTCCTGAGCTGCGCTGGTCTGCGCCGACACAGCCACGGGTGCCGTGCTCTGCAGCTCATCCACGGTCAGGCCTTGGCTCGCCCGGGTAATCCCTGTCCGTGACTCCCGGATGGCCTCCAGGGCCTGCATCATGTTGAGCGCCGCCTCGCCGGTATAGGGCTTCACCAGCTCGGTGACGGCGCCCGCCTGGGTGGTGCGGATGATGGACCCGATTGCCGTTTGTCTGGCGTCCGCGAGATTGACTTGCCCCAATGTGACGACCGTCCTTGGGAACATGCTCTGCGCCAGGCTGTCGAGCGTCGCGCGCATCACCCGCGACTCAACCCGCTGCAGGTCCATCACCATGTCGGCCTGGCTGTACCCGATCAGCCGCCCGGGCTCCCTGTATGGGGTAAAACATGCCAGCGGTATCTCATCCACTCGCTCCCACTGGATCATCTTGGTGGCATTGCCGAGCATGTGGACGTGGATGAGTTCCGCCTTGTGGTCGTTATCCGTATCGCACCTGATCCAGCCCTCGGCGTAGCGACAGATGCCCATACTACGGTCACCTGGGGGCGACGGCTTGATGTTGTGCCCCTGGGCGGGGTTGCGGGCGATCATCTCGCGGCGCTGCTGTGGCCGCATCATGGTGTCGCAGTAGGCGAGGATCTTGTCCTCTGGCAGCCCCATCTCGATCAGGTCGCTGGCCGGTACATCGCGCACATGAAAGATACCACGGGCGCCATCGACGGTATCGGCGTCGGCCACCACCCAGACGCACTCGGCGGGCACGGCCTCGACCACTGGCCAGTTCTGCTGCGCGGTGCGGGTGATGGTGGCACTCCACATTTCCGCAGCACCACCCGACTGCAGATACATCGCCCCATCGGGGGTCTTCTGCAGGGTGGAGATTTCCTCGTCCGTCATCGGGCGTCGGACGATGCGCTGCGCCTCGATGCCGGGCTGGGCGAGCAGCATCTGCAACTGCGGCTGCAGCAGGCCCTCGCAGACATCCGTCCGCACCTGCTCCCGCTTGCCCCAGTACCAGCGCGCCCACCCGGCCTTTCTGGTCAGGGCATCCAGCAAGACATCGTGCAGCACCTGCCAGCCGTGGTTGGCGGTCATCAGCGCCCAGCGCGCATAATCGGTCGCCTGGCGCGCCAGTGTTGTCGCCAATTGATCGTTGCCCGTGATCTCAGACGAAATCGGCTCAAACGAGACCGGGTCTTCGACGCCCGTGAACACGCGCAGGAGCGACGGCAGCGTACTTCTGATCGTATCGCGCACCACCGTGAGCACGATCTGCGAGCGCCCCGGCGTTTCATCACCGAGCGGGCGCCCATCGTAGTATTGCGATGCCGTGATCCGCTCACGCGACAGATACGCATCATAGTTCTGTGCGATTCGGAAATAGTACTGGGCGACGGCTTCTATCTCGCGATCGTCCTTCCCCAGCCGTTCGAAAACGATCTCCTGCTGCCACGGCACCGCGGCCGGCTTGACTGTCGGGCGCAATCCGGCTGCGTAGCGCCGCAGGTTTGGCGGTAGCCCCTGGTCCGGATCGTCCGGAATGTCTGCGCGCGGCTGCGGCACCAGGTAGGCCAGCATCTGCTCGGAGCCGAGCTGCAGGCCTTGCGGCTGCATGCCCGATGGCACCAGGCCCTGCAGCGGCGGCAGAGGCGGGATGGGCCCGGCGCCCATCCCCATAGGAGCGCCCATGGGGGACAGCAGGCCGCCGGGTCGTGTGATCAGTCCGCTCATGACCTGGCCTTTTTTAGCTTCTCGACAGCCTGCTCGATAGCGGCCATGCGTTGCCGCAGATCAAATGCGCCGGTCTTCGCCTCCAGGAAGATCTTTCCCACTTCCTCAACGATGCCATCAGCCACTGCCTGGGCGGCCTCGTTGACGATGCGCCGCACCCAATCCTGCATGATCTCCAGGTGGCGGGGGTCATCATCGGGTGGTGGCCATCGCGGAAGACTGCTCACTACATGGTCCCCTCTGCGCCGCCGCCGCCTTCGCTGCCGTCGTGTTCCAGCAGTCCCGGCGGCACGGGCCCATTCGCCGCCTGCTTGGCTTGTGCCGCCTGGATCATCGCCAGGATGTCGGCCAGGCCAGGAAGCTGCGGTGTGGCCGCTTGAGGGGGTGGTGCCTGCCGCCCCCACATATCGTAACCGCTCGCCCCTGGTGTGGCCGCCGGCACCTGAGTGCCCACGAAGTCGGCACCCGGGCCCGCTGCGGCCTGGGGCGGCATTGGTGCTGCCAACCCTGGCCCCACGTTCAGCGACGGCACGGTGGGTGCGGCCTGCGGCTGCGGCTGTCCCGTGACGACGTGCCCCCACTTGTCATACGCGGTCGGTGCGGCCTCCTGGGCCGCCTGGGGCGCCGGGATCGGGCCATAGCCCTGTGGTGCCCACCCCATCCCGACGATGGCGTTGTAGAGGTCGCCCTGCGTCGCAGTCGGGCCGCCTGTCGGCACCCCCAGCAACCCCGCCGGCACCATGGTCCCGCTCATTCCCAGCCTCCGGCAAGTTGCTCAATACGACCGAGCGTCACCTTGCCGATGCCATCAACGGCGAGCCACCAATCCTTGCCCTTGGCGCGGATCGCCTCCGGCGACAAGCAGTCGAGACGGCCCTCGTAGAACTCACAAAGCACCCAGGCTTTGCCTTGGTTCGGCTCCTCGCTCCAGCCATAAAGTTTCATTTGACGATCAGCCTCATCCATCTTCCGCGCATGACTGTGCATGCGATCGCAGCACGCTTGGCAAAGGAATGTGTGCAGACGCCAATGGCTGCTGCTGATAGTTTCATCCATCACCGGCGAACCACCGCAGTGCTCGCAAGGAATGTGCAGACAGCCGTCTTTGACTTCCAGGGTGCCGCTCATACCTCCACCTCCTGGCCAAGATCCATCCGCATTCCCACCTTGTCGTAGATCCCGCCGCTCATCCCCGAGCCCACCCCCAGCCCCTGCTGGCAGAAGGTGAGGTTCAACGCGTCGGCATAGTCGCAACTCGGCAGGCCGCGTGCCCGCATGGAATTCTTGTCCTCGACCTTCAACCGGCCGTCGCTCAGGAACGCATAGCGCGGAGCGACCAAATCGTCCCTCAGCCGCTCGTGACGCGGCAGCCGAACCGCACGCGACGACAGCCACTCCTTGCACCGCACCCACAGCTCATCGCGCAGCCGCGCATAGCGCCCGGTGGTCGATGGGCTCTCCGACACGTTGACGCCGAGAATGGGCAACCCCTGCTCGTTCAGTCGGTCAACAACCCCCGCCCCAATTCCGATCACGTCGATGCAGATCAACGCCGGCTTGGTGATCTGCGCGTCCCATTCCGCCTTGATCGCGCCGGCCAGCATCATGGTGTCGAGCTGGTGGAAGCTGCGCGGCATCTCAGGCACCACGTTGCCCCGCCGCTTGATCAGGACGCTGGCATCAGTCCCGAACCTGGCGACATCCACACCCCAGATCTCGGCTGAGCCGTCCATCGGGGTGTCACGCACCATCGCGCCGTCCACCAACTCGGCCGGGATCAGCGTATCAGCATCAGCCAGCGGGAATTCCCCGAGAACTCTGACCCTGTACGCATTGCTGTCGGCGCCATACCGGCCAGCGATCTCGTCGGCAAAGTCCTGCGTCACCCGCGGGCTGTCCTGGTAGCCCACCTTCATGCAGAACCAGCGGTCTCTTTCCAGCATGAACGCCTTCCAGAAAAATCCGGATGACCGCGTCGGATTGCCAATGAGCAGCGTGATCGCCCCCGCACTGCTCATGCTCCCGCTCGCCGCCTCGAACACCTGTTCCGGCACGCCGGACGCCTCGTCCACCACCAGCAGGATGTTGTCCGAGTGCAGGCCGGCAAGGGCTTCAGGGGTCTCGGGCCTGCTGGTCCTCGCCGTAATAAAACACTCCGGGTTGCTCTTCAGCGTGATGTGGTCGGAGGTCACGTGCCACAGCTCGCGCCACGCCCCCGGCAAACGATCGAGCCATTTGATCACCTCGGGGTACAGCGCATCGAACAACTGCGGGCTGCTCGGCGCCGTCATCGCCAGCTTGAACGGGGCGCGGGTGTTGGAGAACCACACGGCCACCCACGCCGCCAGCGCGGTCTTGCCGGGCCCGTGGCAGCTGCGCACCGCGATCCGCGTGTGCCCCCGCGCCAACGCCCGCAGCACCTTCATCTGCCAGTCGTCAGGTTCGGCCAACAACACTTCCCGAACAAATGCGATCGGCGCCCGGGCATACCGCGCCAGGCTCACCTCATACGGATTGGGCGCGCGGGCAATCGCCTCCGCCCAACTTGGTGGCATAGTCTCTGCATAGTTAGGGGCGGCGGTGTCGCTCATGGCAATTCCGGCAGCCATGGTTTGGTGCGGACCAGAAAATCAAGAAAGTCCCGCAATGTCGCTGCGCCCAGCGGCGTCAGGTCAAAAGCGGTCTCCCAACTCTCGGCTTTGGTCGGGCCGCCAGAAGGTTGGATGCATACCGTGATCGGCCAAACCTGCGCCTCACGGTCAGCGGCGATGTCCAGCACATAGACATTGAGATCAAGCGGGCCGCCGCCTTCCACAGAGCGCACCAACAGGTGCAGATCGAGCGACATCTGCCTGGCCGATAACGGAAGCTTCTCCAGTTCGTCGCTATCGTTCATTACCCCTCCTGCAGTTCAGACGGCAGTGGCGGCAGCGTGTGGGCGCCAGGCGGGAGTGGACGCGTGCGCGGCTCTCTCGACGGCGGTGGCTCTGGCTCTGCTGGCACGCGACCACGCGGCCCCAGGTGCAATGTGCGGGTTTCGCTGGTCACGCTGTATTTGCTGCGCCCGAGATGCTTGGCGATCTGCGCCGGCCCCATGCCGTTGCTCCACATCTGGCGCAGCAACGTACGCTCCTCGTGGCTCCAGGGGAGACTGGGCGTGGCTGGCATGGCGGCGGTCCCCTACGCTGTGATCTCCGGCGACGGCTGGACCCCGCGCCACGACCCGCCCCTGACGAGGGGCTGCAACCGGGCAAAGCCTAGGGGGGACCGGATGGCAGTAGACGGGGGCTGCCACCCCTCGATATGCTGGGTTCCGCGATAAGTCCGAGAACCTCAAGCGCCCCGTATCTCCCTGTGAGTGCGGGGCTACTTTTTGGCCTATGGCTCTAGAATGAAGCAGGCCACATGCCGCCCCGTTCCATTGCCTACCGACCCATCCTCGGTGGCCAGCCAGCGAACATCCCGCAGGTTGCGCACCGTGGCGCCGGCCTCGAGCAGCATCAGCACCCACTTGTCCACCGGATAGACCAGTACGACCCGCCTGCCCTTCCGCCACTCGGCCAGCGCCTTGCGCACCCAGGCGGTTGGTCCCTTCTTCTTGCCCTCGTGGATGATGGATCCAAACGGCGGGTTGACGTAGTTTGACGCGCCCCATTCACAGGTCAGACCATCGAAGCCGGCCGGCAGCGGCCAAGGGCACGGATCGAAGGTGAACCGGAACTCGGCGTGCAGGCTCGCGTAAACGTCGGGTGGCGTCACCCAGTAGTGCTTACCATCCTCGCCATTGCCCTGGTGGAACTTGTTGTCTGCCGGCACAGTTCGGCTCTGATGGGGTGGCGCTATCGAGGCGAAAAGATCAGCTTCCATAGCCTCAATTGTGGCAACTGGCACTTCTATGGGGAGCGCTGCGGGCCAGCACGCAGGACGGCATTCTCGACCATCAGTTCGTTCAGCACGACCTCCAGATTGGTCAGCGCCTCAAGTTGCGCCTCGTCGCCATGCTCAAGGCACCACGTCATCATGCCTCCCAGAGACCACAAGGCGTGCTCGCGGCGGTAACGCCGTAGTAGCTCACCATGGGTTTCTGTGTGTTCTGGCTGGCTCAATTGTGGCAACTGGCACCTGACTGGGGATAGCTATCGGAAAGGGGCGTAGGAACCTGCCGTCGCGGCGTGGTAGGTAGTCCCATTGGCCGCCAGACCGCCGGTTTCGCCACCACGCCGCCTATCCAATCCGCTCCACGTTTTTTGCTGGCGCTCACCGCTAGAGCTTCTGACCTGGCCCCTGGCTACGACCTGCTCTCACGGATTGGCGGCGCTTTATTACCGGATGCGTGGGGCAGGTTGAAGAGTAGGAGGCGGTCACTGCGGCCGCAGTAGGCATTTTTCCACGATCTTGCTGAGCAACTCGGTGCGCGCCTCGGTGTTGCTCTCATAGAGCCAGACCAACACCCCCAAGAAAAGCACGTTGAGCACGATCATCAGCAGGAAAGCTGGCGGCAGCACCCGGATCAGACGCTCCGAGATCGACGCCAGCAGCCCGTTGGCGCGCTCCTGCTCAGTCACGCACGCCGCTGACGCACCAACCCCAACCCGAGCAACCCGACGCCCAGCAGCGCCAGGCTCGCTGGCTCCGGGACTGCATTCGCGCTGAATGTGCCGCTGACATTGGAGGTGAACGATCCAATGCTCGTGCCGACAATCGCAAACCCAGGCGCGATGTTGGTGAACGCCAACCCCACCGCCAACGGCGAAGACAGCGACGTGATGACATCGCTGGTGAACGCTGCCAGATCAGGCGGCGCTCCGACCGCTAGCGCCCCACCAGTCCCCGTCCCGAACACCAGATCAGTGAACGATCCACTGAGGAAGTTCGTCCCCGTCATCCCCGCGCCACTGAAGATCGAGAACGATCCGGCATAGTGCTGGGCAGCACCGCTACCCAGTGGCTGGGCGGCGTCAGTAGACGTAGCGTTGAGGTCAAAGAATGCAGCGCCACCGGCGCCGTTCTGTATCTGTGTGATGGTGATTGCCGCATCCGTAGCACTCAGTGTCGTCTGGTCCTGCGCTGCGTTCTCCGTCGCTGTAATCGGCGTGCCACTGGACTGGCCGAACACCAGGATCGTGTCGGCATAGGCCGGTGCGTGGAAGAAGCAGGCCCCAGCCACAATCGTGGTAATGCGCAGTGCGTGTTTCATGACGTGAAGCCCCTGTGTGTGCTTGTTGTGCCGTCTCTCCGGCTGTCACCCCCGCGCGTCTACTGGAATTGGGGTCCATCCTGATTAACCGACGCGTGGCCGGGGCGGCTCCTGGCGGATTGCGTCCCCGTTCGATCTCGTCCCCGCCATCGAAGATCGCGTTACTTCGGCTGTGCGTGCGGCGGCAGCGGCATACCAGGGCGCAGCGACGGATCGACGCTCACATACTTCCACCCCAGCGATGGGCTGTAGCAAAGCATCCAGAACGTCTGTGATGGCAGCGCGTTATCGATGGTCCCACCCTGGCCCCCTGGGAGAGTATTATCCGGTCGCGCTGGCGTGCCAGGCATCGGCCCACCCCCAGGATGCGGCACGCCTGGCAGCACGTTACCGGCATGCGGCGGCAGGCCAGGCGACGGCCATATCGTCCCCGGGGCGATCGGCAACGCGTTGTCGGGATGGACCGGAACAATCGGGTTGCCCCCAGTCGGCGGCGGCCACGTACCAGGCGGCGCCGGCGGCAGCACGATCGGGTTGGACGGCCGATCACTGCTGATCCCATACCCAGGATCCACATCGCCCTCGACGCCAGGCAGCTCATTGCCGGGATATCCGCCGCTCATCCCCTCGACGTTCAAATAGCCGCCCATGACGTGAACTCTGGCCATCATAATTCTCCATGCGTCGTTGCGTCGTTACGTCTTTGCGCCGTTACAGCCGATACAGCGTGCCCCAGCGTGTCAGCGAAGCCTTCCGGGCAATCTCCTGCCGCTGGTGCTTCGACAGCGCCTTCGCCCGCGCTATCCCACCCAGCCGACCCACCACCTTGGCTCTCGCCGATGTCAGCCTGTAGCGGGGACCGCGTGTCGCCATTGGACCTCAGTATGTCGTTGCGGGTTGGACTCGACCGTGCTGTGATGGCGGACCGCGTCCGTGCAAGGAGCGCGGGAGAGTGGTGGGCGGTAACCGCCAGAAGCCGCCCCTACTCGCTATCCGGCCGTGTCGTCACGCGACAGTCAGGTGACAGCGGTGATCAGCAGCACGACCAGCGCCAGAAGCAGCCATGCCAGGGCCAGCGCACCGTGGCTCACTCCGCAGCCTCCGCGAACAGGTCGGCCATGCGCTCGTCCTCAGGATCACCGGCGGGCGCATCCACGAACAGCGGCGCATCGTCCCGGCAGCGCTCCATCGCCATCTCGGTGTAGGCGGTGTTCAGCTCGATCCCGATCGCATCGCGTTGCAGCCGGTCGGCGCACAATAAAGTCGTTCCGGCCCCGGCAAAACAATCCAAAACTACACAGGGCACGACATCGCCATTGTGGTCGCAGCCTGCGCGCCAGCCGGTGGTAGCTGTCTCGGAGTTCCAGGTTTTTGCGTAGCTACCACTGCGAACGCCAGCAGCTTTGTTCGGCGCATAATCTGTGATGACGACCTCGACCGTGCCGTAAATCTGCTCATCGAAACGGTTGTCCAACCCCAACACTTCCTTCAGCTTTGCCCACTGTTCCGGCATTGGCGTGTTAAGACCAAGCTCCCAATTTCTCACACAGCCGGTTAAGCCACCCGTGGCGCTTGGAAAGTGAACCGCAAGATTATTAGTCGAAATGCCGAGGGCTTCCCGTGATTGCCGCAGATATGCCCCCAGAGCCTCGCAATCGACTGGCGCCCGCTTCGTAGACAAGCGCGTCGGCACGTTCTCCATGTTGCGCTCCGTCACCCGCACCCACGGCTTGCCGCACTGGCTGCAACAGCCGCGCTCCGACGTGCCAGCCTTGATGCACCGCTCAGCCAACGCAGGCGGGAATGTCGCAAAGTGCGCCTCGCTGTACGGCGCCGTGGCGATCGTCCAGACATTGCGGCAATTCCTGCCTGCTGGGTTCAGTTCCACAGACGCAGCACTGCCGCCTTGGCTGATCTTGGCGCCACGCTCGCCCGTTATGGTGTTACTGCCAGCGTAGCCGTTGACCGGCGTCCTGACCCTCTCCAGGCTCGCCGCAAGGTGCGCCTCCCGCACCGCATCCGCATCGTAATAATACCGCGCGCTCTTGGTCAGCAGAAACACATGCTCATGCGCCGATGTCGGCCGGTCCCTGCAACTCTCCGGCATCGGGTTCGGCTTGTGCCAAATGATGTCGCTCCTCACCCACCACCCATCCGCCTGCAACGCCAACGCCAGCCGCGCCGGCATCATCAGCAGGTCTTTGGGCTTGGCGTGCTTCGTCGTGTTCAGCGCCGTATTCGACCGATAGTTGTTGAACACACCAGCCTCTGGCCGGTTCGTGCCGAAGTTGCCTGCCGGGCTTCCCGCGTAACTATCCCCCATATTCACCCAGCACGTCCCATCGGGGCGCAGCACACGCCGCACCTCACGGAACACCCCAACCATCGTCGCCAGATACTCGTCAGGCGTCGCCTCCAACCCGATTTGCCGGTCAACGCGCGTGGCGCCGCACTGGCATTCTCGATGCGGATGGCCCTGCTGATAGCTACGCCCGACACGCTGTGACGTAGCGCTAGCATCCGGGCGAAATGCATGATCGCACCCAGCATCCCCGCCATCCCACTGCGCGGTGCCGTAGTCACGGAGCCCATAGTACGGGGGCGACGTTACAACTGTATGCACGCTGTCGGCCGGCAGCGTGGCCAACACATCCCGACAATCACCCGCCAGCAGCCGGATCACCAGAACCGGCCGCCACCAAATAGCAGCAGCAGCACGATGATCAGCAGCACAAGCCCTATTCCTCCAAAGCCGCCGTATCCATACGCCCCCGACCGATAGCCGTAGTACCCCCCGAACCCGCCAAACAGCACGATCAGGATGACAACCAACAGCAGCAGGTTCATCTCACTCCAGGCCCCTGGATCATGAACCCAAATACCGCCCACCCAAGCAGAAACAACAGAACAAACAGCCACACGCCGCTAAACCGAACATACCCAGGATTGTTGGCATACGGACCCCAATACCCGCCAATGTGAAACACTATCGCCAACAACATAATCAACCAGAATATGAAGCCAATCGTCATCATGTCACCTGTATATCACGGTGTATATACGGCTGCATTTGCGCCAAAAATTTCGGTGTGAGGGTGGGCGTGGGTGTCAGTCGATGCCGCGGGAAGGGGGGCCACGGCACGGGGGTCGATCCTGGTGGTGGTGCGGATATGTGCCAGTGCTGCGATGCGCCTATGTCGCTGGCGCTGCTGCGTGCATGCGCCTGGTCTGCGCCGATGTGGGTCGTATCGGCTCGCTACTCCGTGGAGCGCTGCCTGGCGTTGCGCTGCGCTGCAACATAGCCACTTCGGATGGTGCGTATCGCCAGGTCGCTGATGGGTCTCTGATACCTGGCTGATACCTTAGAACTGTGAATATACGCTCGTAGCTTCTGAGAGCCGCAGGAATGCGTGGGTTATTGTGATGTGAGCAAGGGATCATCAATCCCCTGGTCATCACTATGAATAGGCATGCGTATATACGCTATTCCTCAGGCAACGGTGCGTCGAGCAATGATGCTGGCGGTGCATCTTGTGCCTGCGGCTCAATGGTTATTGTGCGCTTGGGCTGTTGCAGCATCTGCTTTGACACTTCCATCGCTGCCTCAAGATGCAGATGCAGATGGTTGCTGCTTTCGCTGACGATGTGCGCGGGCATCACCTTGGCGAGCAGCGTGAGAAAAGCGCCTGGATGATCAATGGCTTGCTGCGCGAGATAGCGCACGCCACCGACGCGATGCAGGGCCTGATGCATCATGCTGCGCACGTCACCGTTGACGCCATTTGGCGTGCCCTTCGGACGACCGTTACTCCGAGGGGGCTGCCTTTTTCTGTCAATCGAGCTAAGAGACAACAACTACTTAAGCTCCGTCCTTTAGGTTGGCTAGTAGTCCTGACGCTCGACAAGTGCGTCGAATGGGTAGACAACTTCGCGTAGTTGTCCAAGGAAGAGGATGCCGACGACGGCGTTTTCCTCCTGCAGTGCGAGCACCACCCCTGGCAGCCCTGCGAACGGCCCCACGCGAGGCGCCACAGCGTCGCCCAGGTGCCACTGGCTGGTTTCTGGCTGTTGGGCAACGGCCAACGCCTGAGCGGCCTGCACGGCCTCCACAGCGCCCGCGTTGACCCACTGGATCTGATTACCGTGTTTCAGCACTGATCGGACGCCTGGTGTTTCGTAGATGGGCCGCCAGCTATCGCGGCTGTTGTGGTGGACGAAGAGATATCCTGGCCAGAGCGGGGCGAGGACGATGTGGAGCAGCGTTGGGGTGGCGCGATCGGGTCGGCGTGCGGGGTAGCGTGGGAGGAAGCAGCGATAGCCGCGGCGTTGCAGGTTGGTGTCGGCCCAGGCTTCGGCTTGTGGGTGTGTGGTTGCGACGACCCAACCGGCGCGGGGGGAATTGCAGCCGCACCCGAGGTCACCGACTGCGGGTTCGGGTGTAGCTACGCACTGTGGGGTGTTGGCGTCAAGCGGCATCAGACGCTGAGCCTCCTCCACAACCTATGGTTAGGGTGCCGGACAATAATTCAAACCGGACATAAATACTTCTGTCCGGCATTTCTGTCCGGCCTGTTTCCGGCTGCTCACAAGGCGCCAAAACCCCAGGCAGTCTGCGGCTTTGCTGCAAATCATCTCGGGCATCCGGAGCCGGATGGAATTCCCCCTTAAAAGGGGAATTACCATCCGTCCAGGCCGGACAATGCCGGGAATTATGTCCGGCCTATTTTTGTCCGGCATTCTGTCCGGCATTTCTGTCCGGCTCATGACACTACCTCTGGTTGCACTATCCAAACCCATTTGTCCCTGATTGCGACGGTTTCGAGGGTGAGCAGGCGGTCGGCGGCGCGGCGGAATGACTTGAGCTTGGTGTCGGTTTTGTCGTCCTCGACGCAGGCGCGGGAGTAGAATTCGGTGCGCCAGCGCTCTTCCCGCACGGCTGGGAGATTGGCTGGAGCGATACCATGCTGGCCTTCCATGACAATCAGGTCAGCGAGGATTTTACGGGCGATGAAGGCCTTTTCGTCATTGGCTGGCCGGCCGCGACCATTGGCATGACTATGAGGCTTGGGCGCCTTGTCGGATGGTACGGCGAGCTTGATGAGCACGGGGTCGCCGTTTGTGAACGTCCATGACGGATGCGGGCATGGCTTCAGCTCGAAATGGATGGGCGCGAACGACATACCCCGTAGCTTGCCCTGCCAGTGGAGTGTCGTCACGTTTTGTTCGTCATCGGCCCAGAGCGTCAGATTGCCATCGACCTCGTTGAGGAACGAGCCGCCACCGCGGGGCAGTAGGTTGGTTTCGTCGGCGTGTTTGGTGGGGTGGGTGGCGATGATGACGGCGGGTCGGCCTGACATGGTGGGAAAGTGCTGCCTGAGCATGCGTGCCCATGTGATGGCGTTGGCGTTGCTGTCCTCGTCGTCATCAAAGCGATAGGCGGCCGAGGTATCGATCACCACCAGGGCCGTCTCGCCGCCGGCTGCTGCCATTTGGATGGCTTGCTTGGGCATGCTGGCGAGGTCAAAGGCGCCGGCCATCACGACCATATCCAGATTGCGAGGATCGATATCCCAGTGCTGGCAGGCGGTGTGGATTTTCTGTGCGAAGTCGGAGGGGTTTTCGCCGGCGAACCAGACCACGCGTCCGCCCACGGTATGCTTTCCTGCGACGGGTCGGCCGCTGGCGATGCAGAGCGCGATATACAGCAGCACCGCGGTTTTGCCATGCGATGTCAGCGCTGTGAGCGTGTAGAGGCTGGCGCGCTGGATGAGTGGCTCGACGAGGTATTCCGGGGGCCTTTGCGAGGCGATGAAGGCGGTGACGGATTGCGCCCATGGGATGCCTGATGTGCTGGCTCCCAGCTTGTCCTCGGCTGCCTCCACATGATCATGGCGCGCCTTGTTCCATTCAGCTTCGACATCGTTGCGCAGATTGATGTGGCGCGCGAGCTTGCCGCCGCAGATGGCGATCGTCATTGAGATTTGCTCAGGGTAGATCGCCCGACCAATACCGGCCCGGTAGAACGCCCCAACGATCTCCCTCAGTGTCGGGATAGGATCGACGGCCGCGCCGTTGATGAAGTCGACGATATGAGGATGTTCCTTGCAGATCGTGTCCCACACCGCGCCGAACTCGGTGGCCTCACGCGGATCTTGAGGGGGCACCTCGGTGTCCGGTTCGGTCTGCCCTGGCTGGCGGAAATGCTGTGACATGACGTAGCTGCGAACGTTTTTCCCCAGGTTGTTCCACTCGTCGTCGTGGCCGTTACCGTTCTTCATGGCACTGCACCTCCGTTTCGAGTTGGTGCAGCTGGCGCATGGCTGAGACGGTGGCATCCGCCTCGGCGGCCAGGTCGGAAGGTGACAGGGTGCGTTGCAGACGCCGCCATGAGCGCAACATGCGCTGGCGATCGCGGATGAAAGACCTGAGACAAGGCACAGCTCCATTGACGGGGCGGTCGGAGCCGTGCGAAATGAGGGTGTCAGAGTTCATTTGCACAACACCAAGCCGCCGCTTGGTTCAGCTACAGCCGCCAGTGATGTTGAACGCATCGCTGGCGGTTTTGCATTGTGGCGGACGAAACGAGTCTGAGCAACAACGCTCATCACATCCCCCGCTCAGCAAATGCCACCACCGTCAGCCACGTCGCCGCGGCGCTCAGCGCCCAGGCGCAGGCCGTCAGGGCAAGGGCGCGGAGCAGGCTCATGCGGCCCCGACCGTGTATGGCCTCAAGGGCACGCCACAGGCCGTCAGGAACGCCAGGACGGCCGGCAGGCTGTCGCACACGGCGATCGTCAGCCCTGCGGCCTCAAGCACCGGGAAGGTCTCCCGCTGGCCTGCAAGCTCACGCAACCCACCGCGGCGTGTGCGAACGATCCTCGTCCGCGACAACTGGCCGCCAGGTCTTTTCAACTCAACCCCATAGAGGCGCTGATGGAGAACGAAGATGTCGGGGAGACCCCGCTTCAGGCCGATCTCCGTGAGGCGTGCGGCCTGCGCCTTGGTCAGCTTGATGTGGCCGACCGGCATCGCGAACCACACCGCCGGCGGCAGCAGCAATACGTCGAGCCCGTGCCTGACTGTCGCCTGGATGTCTTTTTCCCGCGGGATGTCTTCCGTCAGCCGCCAGGCGCGGCCCGTGGTGACCCGCACCTCGGCCGTCTGGACGCCGCCACCGACGCGCATGGGACGGGGGTCGTCGCCGGGGGCGGTCATTCCGCCGCTATCCGCGGGCGCGGCGCTGGATACAGGTCCGGTCGCAGCACCCGGCGTGAAATGCCCGTCATACGGGCCACGGTGGCAACGTGCTTCTGAGGCACCCGGCGCCACTGGCTGACCGCTGCCCTGGACACGCCAAGGGCCTCGGCAATCTCAGTGACTGCCATCCGCGTCCGCAGCGCTAGTTCCAGGCCAGGGTCCCGCCTTCGCACCATGCGGTTACCCTACTTAATCATATCCCACCCTGCAATACCTGCGATACGTTGCAAATCATGCCTTACCTACGTTAAGCTCTGACGCTGCCCAAGGCGACTCTGAGGTGCTCGGTGGAAAAGAAGGATGTTGGCGACCGGCTGCGCGAGTTCCGCGAACGGCTCGGCATGACGCAAGGCGCTCTGGCGGCTCAGGTCGGCGTCAACGTCATGACGGTGACGCTATGGGAGAACAAAAAGAACCGCCGGAAGATGAGTAACAAGTACGTCTACAAAGCCGCCGAAGCGCTTAAGATACGAGTGTCTGACCTACTCGGCGCGGATGACGAGCCACAGCAGACACGCATCGGTGAAATGCCCATGACGATGACGCATACCGTGGACGAGGTTCAATGGCTGCGGATGTATCGGCTACTTCCGGAAAGGCTCAGATTGGTTCAGTTCGCGCAGCTCGCGGAGTGTGTGGCTCGCAGCAATGCTAATCAGACGGGCAGCCATGATACGAGCATCGATAGCGCGACCAGACAGAGCACTATCGTGAGCATGATAGGCTAGCCTGCGAATATTTTCGCGCAGTCTGCTATCTGAACCTTGCGTTAACGCATTACTCGATGTAAGGTTGCTTCCAGTTTGTGGAAGCGCGAAATGCTTATTGTTACCGTACGGCAAAACGACGGCCTCCTTTCCCCAAATCGTCGGTGTCCCGTGCAAGGGGGCCGAGCCGATAGTGCTTCTGGATCGTCGCGGCTAGGCAATTCTGGCGGGATAGGCGCGCCCATAGAGAGTGTAGCCCCGTCATGGGCATGTCATGCAAGTGGCACAGACGCATCATCGTTACACGCCATACGGGATACCAAATCACACGCCGTTAACGCTTTGTTCCTGAGGGAATTGCCGCATGGCGAGCGCTCTGTAACAGAGAGTTACCGCGCCCAGGCCCTCGATGAGCTGCTGGCCTCGATCCGTGAATACCGCGCCGCCAGCCCAGCCTTCCGCCCCTACTGGCGCAAGCTGGCCAGGCACGACATCGCCCGGTTCAGGCGCGACTACCTGATCCCCGAGCGGGCCGCGTTCGAGGCGGCCGTGCGCCGCAGCCAGCAGCGGAGGGCCGCGGCGTGAAATGGCGTGAATGCTCCCACGAGGAGAAAATCAACGTCCTGCACCAACTGGTGCATCAAACCAGAATTGCCGATGCGGATCTGTCGCTGATCATGGCGGTCCTTGGGTACGATATAAGTGAATTGGAAATCTTCAATGCCAACGGTCGACCTGGCGCGGTCGTAATTTACGGCAGCAAAACCGACGCTGACTTATTTGCGCGACTGGAGAAGGCACAGGATGTCGCGACGATAGAGGTGCTGCGGCATCTCGCGCCGCAGGATCTACTTTTCGAATTACTCAGGCGTATCAACGCAAAGCTGCTTGCTGAATGCCACCCTCTCCGCCGTTGCGATTATCCTGATGAGTTCTTCGCTGATCTGGAGATGATCCACCAATGGTGCCGTGAGAATTGTCCGCCCGAGTTGCAGGATAAGTTTCCGCATCGCCCGTGGCCAGAGTGGCTCCCAAGCCATCTGCAACAAGCGCCCAATGCTGGCATGGTCGGCTTAGCAGAACCGGTGGTGCGTGTAGCTACGACACTGTTCTCACAACCGGAGCGCAAGCCATGAACGCCTGCCCCGATCTGCTCGCGGCGCTGAAGCTGCGCCAGCGCGCCGCGTTCGAGGCCGTAGTCGCGCGGCAGCAGAGGAGAGCGGCAGCATGACCAACCTCGAGGTCTGTGACCGTTGCTGCGGCACGGGGTGGAGCGGTCATCCGGACGACCCGGCTGGCCGCTGCAGTCAGTGCGACGGACGCGGCGGCATGACAGCCGATCCGGTGGCCCACCTCGAAGCGGCCATGGCCATGATGCGCAAGATCAACCGCAAGGTCGACGAGCTCCTGGCGCCCCTCGAACGCGAGATGACGATCATGCAGTGGCCTGCTGAATATCGCTCGATCATGTGGCAAGCGGTCCTGCTCGGCGCCAAGCAACGCATGGAAGACGTGGCCAGCGAGGCCGCGCCATGAACGCCTGCCCCGATCTGCTCGCGGCGCTGAAGCTGCGCCAGCGCGACCTGGAGTTGGACGCCGTAGCCGTGAAATCCCGCATCGAGGAAATCGCGGAACTCATCGACATGATCGAGCGACCGCAGCGCAAGCGGGGCCGCCCACCAGGACCACGGGCCGTGTTCACCCCCCGCCGTGTCAACCCGCCGCTGCACGTCGAGGGCGGCATCCACGCCATAGAGCCCGACGACGAGCTGCCGTTCCAGTCAGACGCCCCCGGCGCGTAACAGGGAGACCAACATGAGCCTGACAGGCCAAGGCAAAGCAGCAGTGGCGCAACTGGCTGCCCGGTTCGTGTTCGACGAGCAGGCATCCGCTGCCAGCCAGCAGGATCTGGCCGAGCGCATCGAGGCAGCGATCAGCGCATTCAAAGCCTCTCAGATGCAGCAGATCATCGCCCACACGCTACGGCGGGAACTGGAGCGGCACATTGAGGCAGCCATCGATGGCTGGCATCGCGACCACCCGCCGCAACCCGCAACTCCAGAGCCACAGGACACACCAGCATGAGCATCAGCAACGACTACCAAAACCTGGCAGACCGCATCGCCGGATACGCCAACCGCCTCGAGCCCATCATGCCGAGCGTGGCAAAGCACCTCGCCGCCAATCTGCTGGCCCTGGCCGATCAGGTGAAGCACCTGGAGGTCGTGCCGCTGCGGCTGGACAGCCCCGAGATCAGACTCGGATTTCATAAACTCCGGGAGCGCCACGATGCCGACTGACCAGCTACCGCCGGCAGATGAGCTGTTCGACGTGCGGGATAAGATCAAGCAACTCGCATCCCGCGAACGCGTCCTAACCGCGCTCATGATTGCTGACCCTTCTGCACGCACCGGCAACAGCCATGCCGTTGAGGTCAAGGAGGTCGAGACAACCCGGACAGATCTCAAAGAGATGCGCGCCTGTCACGCCGACATTGTCGAGCAGTTCACGTTCCCGGTGAAGATCACCCGCGTTGAACTGCGCGGCGTCAATGAGGACGGCGAACTGGTGTCGCTGCGCCGTAAACCCGAGAAGGCCACAACATGAGCCAAGCACTGACCACCACCGAGCCGGTATCCGCGCAAGCGCTTGAGCATGTTCTGGGCACCGGCGACCTGTCGAAGCTGACCACGCAGCAGCGCGTCGAATATCTGGTCGCAACCTGCAAATCGCTCGGCCTCAATCCATTGACGCGGCCTATCAGGTTCCTGTCGCTGAATGGTCAGATCCAGATTTACTTCACGCGCGACGGCACCGACCAGCTTCGCTCATCGCGCAACATCACGTTGCACGTTGTCGATAAGTCGATAGATGCCGGGGTGTTCTCGGTCACGGTGCGGGCAAGAACCAAGGATGGGCGCGAGGACGAGGATATCGGCGCAGTCGTCCTGCCTGCTTCGGGCGATAGCCGCGCCAATGCGTTGATGAAAGCAATTACGAAAGCGAAACGGCGCGTGACGCTCTCGATCTGCGGGCTCGGCCAGACTGACGAGAGCGAGCTGGACACGATGCCCGGTGCGCGGGTGTTCGATGCCGAGGACGACGTTCCAGTTGCCCCGATCCGCACCGCGAGGGACGCCCTGAACGATACGATCCCGCTGCGCCCTGCCGCCGCCGCCACGCCCCGCGCAGAGCGCAAGGTTGACCCAACGCCCTACGAAGCAGGACCGCCTGCGTCCGACCGCAAGTCGTGGGCACAGTGGGCGCAGAGCCTGGAACTTGCCGACCGCGATAGCAAAGACACCGCGGAAATCGGCAGGATCATCGCTAAGTCCGAGATTGCGGAGATCGTGCGGTTGGCACAGGAGGGCGAGCCGTCGCCAGCCAAGACCCGCATCGTTGCTGCGTTCCGCAATCTTGAGGCGCGCTACCTGGCCGATCCGCCGCAGCCACCGGATGCCGACGACCTGGACGAGGTGGTGATCGCTGGGGAAGCGAACCTCGCGGCAGGCTGACGCGCCTGATACAATTCGGGCGGGAGCAGCCCTCGGAAGCCGCTCCCGCCCTACCCCCAACCGAGAGGAAACCTCGATCGTGGCTGACAACATCGAAAGCAGAACCGCCGTTCTGGAGCAAATCTCCCGTAGCACCGAGGCTATCCTCGGCGAAATGCGCACCGACGTTCGCGAGATACGCGTTCAGCAGGACCGTGACTTCCGCTGGTTACTCGGTCTTTACCTGGCGGGCACGGCCGCGATCCTCGGCGTTATGGCGCACGGGTTCCGTTGGCTATGAGCGCCGCCTCATCCACTGTGATTGGATCGATGTGATGGACATCCTCATTAGCCTCGGCATCGCCCTCCTGTTGTTGGCGGTGATTATCGGCGGCCCTGCCTGGGTGGTGTACCAAGCCTGCACCGGGCCCGCTCGCCCGATGGAGAGGATACTGGCGATCGAGGCTCACTACCGCGCCATCGCGCGGTACAAGCTTGAACAGCGCCACGCCCGTCGCCCAGTCGGCTCCTACTTCGGCCCCTACTACTGACCCAGCAGGCCACCGCGCTGGGGTTGCCGGGGTGGTGGCTGGGCTGCCTGGATCGCTCCGGTGATACCGGCGGGCACCCGCACCCACGGGGTCATCAGCCGGCTCTGCGCCGACTGCAGCGCCTGAAAATAGGGGTTGGCTTGTTGCTGGCCAGGCTGGCTGAATAGCTGTTGCGCGATCTGTGCCCGCACTGGGTCGGTATCCATCGCGGGATTGGCCCGCGCCCCTTGCCGCAGCAGGCTGACAGCTGCGGGCAATGGGTGGCCGGTCGCCAACAGTGTGAGCGGCGTGCCGAGGTCCACATCCTGCTGAGCAGCAATCCGCCTGGCTGTGGCCGAGTTTTTCAGCACCTCGTTGCGGGTTTGGGCGAACGTCCCTTCGTTTTCCATTGTCGAACGGAACTGGTTGAACGTGGCATCATCACCGAAGCCAGCAGCGATCTTGTTGCGGATCAGTGTGTTGCCGAAAATCTTTCGCGTCGCATCCGCACCTTCCTGCGTCGCGTCCACCCTGTCCTTCAGCGCCCGCGCAACGCCGGCGCGGAAAAAATCCTTATTGCCGTCCGACAGCCTGGCAACCGTCTCAGCCGTCACCTCGGGGTCGTTGCTTAGGATGTGCCGGCCCATCTCCATGGCGTCGCGCGCTTCTGACGGACCGGCCCAGGCGGCCCGAGCTGCGGCGTATTCCGGGTTGTTCTGGTCGAGCGCCGAGACCCAAGCGCGCCGCAGACCATCGATCTCGCGCAGTTTTGGGGTCCAGGCGACTTGGCCGGTTACGTCGCTGCGGGCGGCCTCGATGATCGCATCCATGCCCTGCTTGACGGCATCAAGGCTGCGCATGTTCGGCACGCCGACAATGCGCGGCACGCCGTTGGCGTCGTATTGGATGGCCGGATCGGTCGTCGGCAGCGGCGCCTCGCCGCGCCCGATGCGGGCAGAGTTAGCGATCCGCTGGATTTCCAAGCCTTCCTTAAGACCCTGCTGTGCAACAGGATCGTCCAGCATCCCCTTTATGTTGTCAGTCATCCCGGCCGGCTTGCTGAAGGCTTGTTCGTAGAGCGGCGCCGCGTTGGTGGAGCGTAGGTCGGCCAGGTTGTTCATCGTGGCGTGGAAATTCGCCGGATTGCCGGTGGCGGCATTGATCGCGGCATTGATCCGGGTCGGCGCCCCCTCCATGCGCGTTTCCAGAAAATCCTTGGCAATCTGCCGATTGGTGCCAGGCTGGCTGGCCATCGCTTCGCCAAGACCCGTCACGTTGGCGCCACCGGCATCGATCAGGCCCCCGAGGGGGCCGAGGCGTGCCAGGGCATCCCGCGCCTGGTCGGCTGTGATCATGTCGCGATTGAACGCCTGGGCTATCTTGGCTGCTGCCTGACGAGACGCCTCCCCAGGAACCAGCCTGGCGGTCACTGCGTCGATCAGCGGGCGGCCGATTAAGCCCGCGGCGCCGAGGCCCAACGGGATGGCTGCGCCGGCTGTGGCGCCTGCGAGGCCGCCCGAGACCGGGTCTGCCTCATTCATGCCGGCGCCGGCCGTCCCGCCGATAATGCCGCCGCGCGTTGTCTGGCCACCGATGTCCAGGGCGCGGCCGACGATGCCGGGGCGTGTGGCCGCCGGGATCAGCCGTGTGAGCGCGCCTTCACCGATCGCCGCGGTGGGCAGCGCCCCGACGATTTCCGCGCCGGTCTGCAGTTCGGGGCTGTTCGCCTCAAACTTTGCTTGCGGCAGCTCGTCCAGCTGTTGTCCTGGGGTGGCAATAGCGCGGTCGAGGCGCGGCGCCAGACCGAAGCTCAATCCCTTGGCCATGCCGCCGACCACGCCGGCAGCCTTGGCCAGATCCTGCCCGATCACCGTTGCCCATGGATGGTCGGCACGAGGGGGCGGTGGCGTGTTGGCGGCTGCCGTGGTGTCGAAGCCGGCGCCCTCGTCAAGCGCCCGTAGGAACGTGCTGACGCCGCCCCAGACGCTGCCTGATGGCTGCTCGTTGGTCGGCACCCGCTGGAACGAGGTGTCGAGGATTTTCGCCGGCTGCTGCTGCGGCGTTGCGCCACCAGGGTCGGTATAGGTGGTGTCGTCGGTCGATCTGCCGGGCACCGCCATTACCGAGTTGGCGCCGGGGTCGTAAGGCTCTCCAGCCATTAGCGTTGCCCCTGCTGAGGAGGCGATTTCGCCACCATCACGGCGCCGTTGTTGAGGTGATAAAGCGTGCCGGGCCGGATATCATTATCCTGCGCCCACTTCAGGCGCTGCTGCGCCCAGTTCGGGTCTGGATCGGTCCAGTGCGCGCTCAATTCTGCGGGGACCGCAGGGACGAACGGCTTGCGGTTCTGGTTGGCGGCATCGAGGGCGTCGCCGTAGCTCTTACCGCGGCTCATTTCCTTCTGCACATCAAAGGCAAAACGGTTCTTTGCCTGGTATGCCTGCTTAAGGTAGCCAACCACCGCCGACCTGGTGTCCTTGTCCATCCATTCGGTCGGTCCCAGCCGCTCGATGAATTTTAAATCGGTGTCCGACAACGAACCCATCGGCATGCCCTGGCGCAACGTGGACACCAGGCCATTGATGCCGCTGCGCAGCAACTGCACAGCTCCGGTGTCCGATAGCGGCAGGCCAAGGCTTCCCAGCGTCTCGGCGATGGTCGCCTTCATTCCTGGCAGCGACACATTCTGCCAGAGCTTAGGTTGCTCGACATTATCCGAGAGCGCGCGGAAGCCATCCAACTGGGCAACGATGTTGCCGGTATCGTGCTGCTCTTGCTGCGCCGTCTCCAGTCCCTTCTGGTTGGTTGTGTTAACGACTGTGTCTTTGTTGGTCTGGCGCGTCAGATCTGCATTGAGCTTGGCCAGTTCGATGGCGTGCGCACGATCCGCTGCGGCTTTCTCATCCCCCTGCCGGCGGGTCATCTCAGCTTCATACAGCTGCCGCTGGGTATCCAGCGCGTTCTTCTGCGCGGCCTGCTGCAGCTCCAGTGACTTGGCCTGCGCATCCTGCTGCAGCTTGTTCACCGCCTGGGTGGCGGTGTTGTAGTCGGACAGCGACTTGTTGGGATCGCCGCCGCGGCCTGCGCGCGCCAGCGACAACTGCTGCGCTGCTGCGGCCTGCGCTGCCCTGGCCTCGGCCAGACCGGGCGGAGTGACCGTGTAATCGGCGGCGTTGATGGCGATCGGATGCTGCGCCTGGAACTGCTCTAACGTCAGCTGCCCGGCGGGCGCTGGTGGTGTGGCGTCCGCTGTCGTCGTGGGTGCCGCTGGCGGCGTCTGGCCCGGGGGTGGAGGCGTTGCGGCGGGCGCCGTCGTAGAGCCGCTGGGAGGCGCCACAGTCTTCCCGGCCACCTGATACGGCGCAGGGGGCGCCTGGACCGTCTGGCCCCGGTTGGCGGCCGCCAGTTGCACGCCCTTCGCCACGTCGGCCGGATTGAGCACCGCACCGCCGCCGCCGCTCTCGTGGGGTTGAGCAGCGAGGATGAACTTCTGCTGCACGGTGGGGTCGGTGAGATCGATCTTGTCGGTCGGCTTGACGCCGAGGGCATTCGCGACATCGGCCGTGTAGCTGGTCAGGTCGGCCTTCGGATCGCTGACCCAGCGCTTGACCGCGTCCTGCACCGTGTTGATGCCGTGCTGTGTCTGGTAGAGCGCGAGCTGATCTGCTGTTGCCGCAACGCCGCTCGGAAGATCGGAGAACGTGGCGAAACGGTTGCCCGGTCCTGGCTGCGCGCCTGGCTGCCCGGCAAAGGTCAGGTTCAGCGGGTTGTTCTGCCGCATGCCGAGGGCGATGCCGCCCCCGCCTGGCTTCCCAGCGCCGCCCGCGGTTCCCGGCACGACGGGGGCATTCGCGAGCAGCGGGTTGGGAATGTTCGCACCGGCCTGCATCTGCAGCAGCGGCAGCGCCTCCTTGAGCCGCTCCATCTGCAGCTTCTGCCGCTCCATCTGCCAGTTCTGCTGCGCGCCGAGATAGGACGCCGCCTGTTGCTCGGAACCAGCTTCGCTCCGCGATGCCCCCTCGAACCCTTGCGCCAGGCCGCCGAACATCGGCTTACCTGGATAGTAGCCAGATCCCGCCATCAGGCTCGTGCCGAAGTCGCCCAGCGCCCGTAGCCCGGCGCGCTCCCGCTGTGCCGGTGACATCGCGTCGGTCTGTGGGCCGCCACCAATCGCCTCGCCCAGCAGCGACAGCCAGCCGCGCTTGACCGGTGTGGTGTCGGGCTGCACCGAAGGCAACGGCGCCTGGAGCAGCGCGAGTTGCTGCCTGATGTAGTCCGACGTTGGATCGGCTGCTGCCGCTGGCGCAGCGCTTGGAGGTGGCGGCGGTGGCGCGTCCGTCTGCGCCAGATCCCAGGTGTCAGGTGTTGCCATATCCGCCCCCTAGAGTCCGAGCAGGCCGCTGGTTTTGCCACCGCCCTGGAGGTTGACCGGGCGTGCGGTCGCCGGGTTGCTGGCATCCCGCAGCGCCTGCACGCGCGCCATCAGCATCTGCACCAGGGCGTTCATCGACGCCGGGTTGCCGCTGTAGGCAGCCGATGCCGCTTGCCCCGCCGCTGCCGGTGCCCCGGGGGGCAGGTTGGATACGGCTGGCTTCTGCGCCTGCTGTTGGCCGCCAGCCTGCCCCAGCGCCTTGGCAATGGATGTGAAGTCCATGCCGCCGCCAGTTCCTGATCCGCTGCCTGATGAGAGATCCCAAGCCCCAGAGGTATCGCCGCCGCCGCCGAGTGCCGATAGATCCCATGCGCCACTCATCGCTTATATCCCCGCTGCCGCGCCGCCGATGGACGCCACCTTGCTGATCAGCCCCAGGTAGCCGCCGATCTGATCCACCGTTGATGGCGTCGTGGTGCCCGTCGTGGTGCCCGATGTCTGCCCGGTGCCAGTGGTCTGCCCCGTGGTGCCGTAGGGCACGCCACTGACGGCACTCAACAATAGATCCAGATTTTGGACCGGCTGCTGTTGCCGGGCGTAATAGTTGCTCATCTGCGTATTCAGCCCCGCCTGCTGCTGGCTCTGCTGCAGGCCGCCGATGCCGAGCAGGTTCTGCAGATACTGCTGCGGCAGTCCCGAGCCGGTCTGCAACGCGTTGGTGAGGTCGGCCTGCCCGTAGCCCGCCATCTGGCCGCCGGCCGTGCCATACATCGACGCCAGGCTGCTTGCCGCACCCTCCCCGAGCTGCTGCCGGGTATTGGCGAGGTTGCCCGCCTGGGTCAGCGCCTGGCCGTAGCCGGTGTTCAGCAGGTTGCCGAGGACATTTTGCTCATTGAGCGCGCCCTGCGCCTGCGCCATGCCCTCCATGACGCCCTGGCGCGAGCCGCCGAACGCGCCGGCTTGGTTCGCATTCGCGCCTACTTGCTGCAGGTTCTGCGCCAGCGCCTGGCGCCCCAACGCCAGCGTCGGATCGATGACCGCCTGGGTGTAGGGCGACATCATCGACTGGGCGTCCTGCGCGACGGATTGCGCGCTGGCCGGTCCCTGCCCGGCCCATCCCCCGAGCAGTCCCTGCGCCTGCCCCAGTCCCTGCTGGATGTATTGCTGTTGCTGCGGCAATGCCATGCCGCTGATGGCGCTGTAGATGTCTCCTGTGGTGCCGCCGATCTGCCGCGCCATCTGGTCCGGGCCGGCATTGGTGCCGTAGGCAAAGCCCTGCTGTTGGCCGGGCGACAGGTCAGCGACTTGCTGGCCTGGATAGGGATTGAACAGGTTGGGGTCTTGCGACAGCGTCTGTGCGGTGCCGACAGCCTGCTGTGCCGCGCCGGTGAGCCACGACGGCAGCTGCGTCGACGAGGTGCCTGACGTGTCGGTGGTGCCTTGCTGCGTGGTCTGCTGGCTACCGCCCTTGCTCTTGTAGACGCCACCGAATGCCAGGTGGTCAATCTGGCCGCCTTCGTTGAATCTCATGTCAGCCTCGTTTCATGACGGCGCGACGGAACAGCGCACCGAGTGGCGACATCACCACGACCCGGCCGCCAGGCACCGCAGCCGCCGCAGCGCGCACCGCGGCACGCGTGCCGGCCGGGCTGGCGACGCTCTCATGAGCCACCGCCCCCGATGTCGTGCGTCCCTGCACGACACGCGGAGCCCCTGATGCAATCGCATGCCGCTTGCTCTCGGGGTAGCCGAGCTGCTTCGCCAAATGCCCATCATTCACCGTGCGCGCCTTGGCGAACTGCTTGGCCTGCGCCGGCGAGTTGGTCACCAGCGTGCCCTCGGGCCGCGCGGCCTTTACCAGTCCCGCCGGCAGCGTGCGCGGCACCTTGGTGCCCTTGGCCATGAAAGCCGAGGTCTTGGGACTGCGCGGATCCGCGACTGCGCCGATCTGCGCCGCCACATCGGCCACCGGTTCCGGCAGCGTGCCGAGCAGGCCTTGCGCCTTACGTGCCATCGGGAGCCACCAGCGACTTGTAGAACGTCGGGAAATGCGGTCGCCACCCAGAGGCATGGGCAACTCTGCCCCACCCCTTGCGGCCCATCGCAGTGGCAGCGATGCAGCCCTGCTCGCGGGCCCACACGTCGATGGTCGGCTCAAGCGCCAGGCAGTCGTGCAGCCCGCCAAAGATCAGCCAGTAGTAAACCGACTTGCCGAGCGGGAACGACTGTATCTCGGTGATGATGCAGCCGTCACCCTGTTCCCACAGCTGGGCCTCGCCGGCCTTCAGCATCCGCACTACGTCTTCGATGCGGTGCGTTGCGTGGCCGCCGCAGTCCAGCGCCTTCTGCAGTCTCCACGCCTTCTCGCCCCCGCTCAAACTCATCGCGGCACCGCGTCGAAATGAAGCGCCCCGGTATCATCGATCGATATCTTCCATGTCGTCCCATTTGGCGAGGTTAATCCGATGAACGGAAACACCGTCGCGCCATTGGCATCGGCCTTGCGGTTCAATGCGTCCGCGATCTGCGCCAGCCGCTGGTTGATGTCGCCCGAGAGCGGGGCACTGAACGGCGCTGCGGGATGTCGGAGTGTGGCAACCATCTAGCGCTTCCCCGCCTTGGCCAGATCGATCCGCGTGCGCCCGACCGAGAACGGGGCATCAGCCGTCGCCTCAAGCCGCATCCGAATGCTGCGGCCGCTGACCCTGGTATCCATCAAACCTCCATGGATGGAGGTGTACAACCCAGTCTCTGTTTCCACGCTGTCCCACGGCTGCTCTTTCGCCAGGAACCTGAACCCAAAGTTGGCCGCCAGCACCGGATCGGTCGTGCTATCGAACACCAGTTGCTTGACCGCGAAACGAATATCCCCCTCGCCCTGGTTGATGCTGCCGCTCTCCACGAACACCTCACCGGCACTGGCGCGCGGTGCGCCGTTGTCGGTCCAGCCGGTCTCGTGCTGATAGAGCGCGCCGCCCGTGCCGTCGGGCCCCAGGCCGCCCAGGATCGGGTAGTCCAGTGTGCCGATGCGATCACCCGCGGTGCGTGCGCGTCGACCCAGCAGCCAGTAGCCCGCCACCGAACCGGCCTGGCCTGAATAGACGCCGGGCAATACGCCTGAGTAGTTCATCGCGATGTAGCGGTTGCATTCACCGGACGAGTTCTCATCCGGCCAGTCCCACCAGATTTCAGCGAACTGCGGATTGGCCGAGCCGAACAGCCGGCCGATGCTGCCGGCGTTCAGCACGCTGAAGAACCAGTTCTTCACATCGCAGCCCAGCACCTGCACGTTGCCGTTGTAGAGCCAGAAGTTCTGCAGGCTCATCCAGGCGACAAAGCCGCCAGCGCCTGCCACCGCGCGCGGCGATATCGGGCCGCAGCCAGCCGCAATCTGATTGATGCCATACGCATAGGGAGGCCCGACGTAGGTCATCAAGTGAACGTCGTTCGTTGTAAACAACAAAATCCCAGCAGCCACCTTGCAGGCGGTCAGCGCATGGGCGTTGGTGACGAGCTGCTTGGAGCCGGCGAGGTTGGTCACGCCTGGCGTCCAGACCGTCATATCCTCCTGATCGGACCAGGCGATGCTACGCGGATCGCCACCAGCGCCATACAACACCACCTGCCTCTGATCGGTGACGATGACGCCGCGGTTGCCGGTGGGCGCATTGAGCACCTGTGTGGCGTGAACGGTGGGTGTCGTGGGGTTCCACGAATACAGGTGACCGTCCTGAGTCGGCACCACCACGAGCAGCTCACCGAACGTGTCCATCGACCACCAGTCGGTGATATGGCCGAGGATGCCGGGTGGTCCGATCGGGCCGCCGCTGGCGCTGCTGATGCCGTAGATGCCGTCACCGTAGAACCCGAGGCCATAGCCCGAGGGATAGCCGGGAGGCAGGATCGGGGGCGCCCCCGTGGGGGTGATGTCGTAGCTGGTCCCAGTATCGAAGCAATACGCCCACAGCTTGGTATCGGTGCCATACGCCGCCCAACGCTGATAGCTGTTGTCGTGCCAGGTGAGGACATCGCGCGGGGTGTTGGACACCGCGGTGCCCTGCAGCAGAGCATTGCCGCCCACGGGCGTCAGCACGCCGCCACGCCAGCGTATGTTGTTGCTATCGAACCAATGTCCGGATGTGGCTTCGGAGGTTGACTGCCTCACGATGCCGGGCGGCGGTGACTGGGTGAGCCTAGGCACGCTGGATCTCCAAGGACGCCACGCGCTCCGTGAGTTCCTTCACGGCGTTGACCAGTGCCGCGATGATGGCGGTGGTGGTGAGCGCCAGCGATGGCTGGTCGCTGTCATGGCCGCCGCTACCATCGTGCAGTTCCATGCCGATTGCCTGGACGGCTTCCGGGATGACCTCGGCCACCTCCTGCGCGACAAACCCCAGTTCAGTCCTGGGAGGCCTCGTATCGGCATCGCGCCGAGTGCGCTGAAAGCTGACGGGGCGCAGGCGCAGAACAGCATCCAACCCCAGGGCCGAGTCCTCGATGGATGACTTGCTGCGCGCGTCGGAGATGTCGGCGTAGGCGCCGTGGCCACCGATCTGCCCGATGTTGTTGAAGAACAGGAAGTCACTGGTACGCGCCACGAAGAAGTTGCCGCCGGTCGTCACGTACTGCAGCGTGCCGGTGGTGGCGTTAAAGTCGAGATACCATGACGGCGAGAACTGGAAGGCGACACCAGTGCCGCCGGCACCCATGAAGGTCTGGCCGCCTCGCGCCTGGACTGCGCCTGTGGCCTGGATGATGGTGCCGTAGAGGTTGCCGCGCACGGTGATGTTGCCGCTGGTATCGATCGTGGCGTTGGTGGTGCCGCCCTCAACGAACCGCCAGGCGCCATCGCTGGTGGAGCGCCCCAGGTAGTAGTTGGGGGCAACTGAGAAAGTACCGCTTGTGCTGTTGAAACTGCTGGCACTCACCTGACCGGAGAAGGTTGCCGTATTGCCGGTCAGGGTGCCGGTGAACGCGCCAGCTGCAGCGTTCACGGTGCCGGTGATACCTGCGTTGCCATTGACGGTCAGGCCGCCTGATCCAATCGTGGCAGCGCCTGCGGTCAGTGCGCCGCCAGCGACAACGTTACCGGCAGCGTTCAGGGTGCCACTGACACCCAGCGTGCCGTTCACCTGGAGATTGCCAGCGACTATGCCCCCGGTGACCGGCAGATAGCCGGATGCCAGGGTGTGGATGGCGCTGTCGGCTGCCACCCAGTTAGCGTTCAACTTGCCACCCCACGTATCTTGCGAGGCTCCAACTGTTGGTAAATCGAAACCGTAGTTCGGGGTGGTGGTGTCGCTCATGACAGCGCTGCGCTCCGTCCGCTATAGTGCGGGACGACAGAGGTGTAGCGAGCACCACTGCCGCCCCTAACCCCGAACCTTTGCGAGAAGGATCGAAGCTGATGCCAGATACCCCATACCGTTACCGGCCGCACCTGAGTGCCTATATCAGGAAGTGGAAGGCTAAACAGCCGAAGGCTCCTCGCGTTCCTAAAACGGTCGAGGAAACTCGCGCCAAGAAAACCGCGTATATGCAGAAATATCGAGCCTCGAATAGGGGCAAGATCAACGAGGCCCAGCGCGCAGGCTATGCTGCGAGAGGCAAACATACTTATGCGCACAAGACACGTAATAAGCTCACGAAGCACAACCATGTCCGCAACCTTGAACTGCTGGCAGCCAGACCAAAACCGGACTGCTGCGATGTATGTGGAGGAAATCGCGGCATGATCGTGTTTGATCACTGTCACCGGACCAATCACTTCCGTGGATGGCTGTGCAATGGCTGCAATCGCGCGCTCGGTTTCGTCGATGACGATCCCCAACGCCTTAGAATGCTGGCGGCCTACCTGGATCGGACAAAGAATGGCCAAGGTGCTCAACTCAACATCCCAGGCCTCTAACGGATGCCCGCTGGCGGCTTGCCAGGCCAGGGGATGGGCGGCGTCAGCGCTGTTTCAACGGGATCGTCAGCAGTGGAAATCTTCCAGGTGGCGCCAGCATCAAATGGCATCAGGATCAGCCAGCCAAGGGGGCCGAGGCCGCGGCGACGCCCCTGCCATCCGACCTGGCGTAGATAATCCTGGCGGTTACCTTCGCTCAGCACGCCCTTGGTGCGCGTTGGCTGCTTGGCATCGAGCACGTAGAGCGGCTGGCCGCTGCATGCCACCCATTGCGGGTTGGGCTGCGCAGTGTTGGACATCGAGCCGGCGAATGTGGCCATCGTTGCCTCCTATGCTCCGTCTGGAATGGTGCGCTCGGTCTGCATGTCCCACTGCGGCTGTGGCTGCGTCTGGCGCTGCAACTGCTGCCCCACGCTGTCGATGATCGGTGCGCTGACCTCGAACGGCAGTGGATGCTTGCGCATGACGAACATCACCACGTTCCACTGCTCGGCGGTGAGCGTGGCGGACAGCGGGCGGTTGGGTTCGATCGGCTGCATGTCCATGTCAGACACCCGCCACCGCAGCCCAGGTGCCGCCACCTCGTGAGACGTAGAGCGTGGCGCCGACTGCGCCGCCTGTGCGGGAATAGAGCGAGCCGACCGGCTGTACAGACGCCGGCGCTGCGCTGCCCATGGTCCAGCTCACGCCACCAGGACCGCGGATCAGGCCACCGCTGAAGGTGACAGCGCTAAAGTCGATGCCCCACGCGCAGGCAAAGGCTGGTGCCCCTGTCGTATTGCCCACGACGGTGCCTATGATTGTGCCGGTGGTCTTCATCGGCCAGTAACCGTAGCAATCACCCACTGCAAACCCGACATCCCAACCGGATGTTGGCCCCGTGGTTGCGGTTGCGCTTGTGCTGTAGGCGCTATCCTTACCTTTGGTGCCCGACACGGCATCACTGGCCCAAAGATTAACCTTCATGCCGTGTTTCGACGAACAGGTGGCGCCGGTCTCTGTGCCGACATCCAGTTCGTAGCCGCAGACCTCTTCCCAGTAGGTCGCGCCGTTTTGCAGGATCACGATGTCATTCGAGGCAAACACGCCGCCCATCGGCGTGGCCGAGGCGCCGCCGCCGTTGTGAGCGGCATAGACGCCGGTTGCATTGCCGACATAGAAGTTACCGGAGCCGATCGTGGTCGCGCCGCTTTGCTGAAAGTGAATACCCAGGCCAGTACGGCCTCCCCCTGCCCCCGCCTGGGGGCCGCCTAAGAAGGAAAAGTATCCAGCCCCACTGCCCGCTACGGTATCGGCATTGATCGAGTGGACCTCGGCACTGTAGCCTGCACTGTTGCCACTGCTGCTATTGGTGCCCTGCATCAAATAATCGAAACGGCAGAGTTCTGGCTGGGTTGCGGCGGCGTCGGGGTAACTGCGCCACAGATTGATATGCAGCCCGCCTTGCAGGTCCGGCACGATAGCGAGGCTGCCGTTGGACCCGGATGGCGTTGTGATTGTCGCTGGCGATCCGGCCGCGCCGCCGGCCAGTGTGATATGGTTCGGCTGATCGGCGCCAATGCTGACGGTGCCGGATACGGTGCCTCCTTTTAGCGGCAGCCACGGGCCGGACGGTAAGCCACCGGAGCCAAGCAACGCATCCAGCACGTCGGCGTTTGTATTTAGGTGAAATCCCCACTGGCCGTCGTCCATGTCATAGTTCGGCTTGAACAGGCCGAGGTTCGGGGTCGTCGTGTATTCGCTCATGATACTGCCACCACATCGAACGGGCCTGGCGCCCAGACGCCGGGCGTGTTGCCGCACAGCGCGACGGTGCCGAAGGTGCGGAACAGCAGCGTCGTCTGGTTTGTCATCTCATACGGCCCGACGCCATAGCCTCCCACGTCGTAGGGGGAACCCAGGCCGCTGCCTGGCGGCACCAGATTGTGAAACGTTGCATACCGACCGGTGCCCCAGGTGAACGTGCCGAAGCCCAGCGGCGCAGGCGCGCTGTAGACCTGATAGCCCGACGCCGATACGCGCAGCTCGTCGTACATGTTGCCGCGCACAACGGATGTTGCCTGCTCGGTGCAGAGCAGATTGCCGCCGGTCAGCGCGTCGTACAGGTTGACGGTGTCGATCAAGCCCCAGTCGGAGCCGCAAGCTGGCCACTGCACGCTGGCAGTGTTGGCAGCGAAGCCGGCTTCTGCGGTCTCCACGAACGTGGCAGGACGGCGCACATAGCCGACGCCCGATACCTCAGTGCCGGCCACGATCAGCGCCATGAAGCAATTGAAGGGATAGGTGATGGAGGTGGCCATCAGGTGGTCACTGACTGCAGTTCGGCGGCGGACAGCACACGGGGCCAGTAGCGGATGCGGCGGACGTGACCATTGATGACATGATCGAACGCCCACGGCCCCATGCCGACTGATAGGTATGTTGCGGTTGTCTGCGCAGCCGACGAGTTCGCGGCGGACCCTGTTGCGCCCCCGTTGAGGCAGACGCCGACCGACGTGGCATTGTTGATCGTGCCGCACATCTTGTTGGAGGCGCCCGCGGTAACGGTGCCAACCGCCGCAGCAGAACCGCCGCCGGCGCGCGTGAACCCGGTGTTTGTCAGCCACGTTCCGTTGTTGATGTTGCTATCCCCGATCCCTGCATAGAAGCTGGTCGGCACTGCGGTATCGAAGTCGGCCGACAGCGAATAGGTGCTGGGATTGAACCAAGCGCCGATGGCCGCATAGCACTGATCCTGGGCGCGCGTGACCGCCGCGGTTGTCGTTGCGATGTAGCTCGTGGCGAATGCGCCTGCTTCGACCTGGACACCCCAGGCATAGATACCCTGACCCACAACCCCGACATAGGAGCGGTTGTCACCCGTGCCGGACACGACGGTGCATAGTCCGATAGCGACTTGAAGCGCGGTGTTGCCGGCCACGGTGGTGAAGGTGAACGAGCAGCGATACCAGCCATTGCCAACGGCGGTGATGGATACGGCGCGGCCCGTTAGTCCGGCAGCAAGATCGGCGCCGACAACGGCGGTTCCCGCGGTCAGATCATAATACGCGACTGAGACGCAGGTCGTCCCTCCAGTGACATTGATCTGAAAGTAGGCATTGACCGGGCCCGCCTTAAAGAATGTCGTCAGCGTGTAGGTCGTGGTCGCTGAGACTGGAATGCCTGAGAGGTAGAACTGTCGCACTGAGTTCGTGGTGTCGATGGCGCCGACCAGCGCTGTGGTGGATGTGGCGCCGTCTGGGGTTGTGACCGAGCCGCCAAGAGCAGCGCCGAGTGGCCCCCATGACCCACCGATCACGGAGGGGAAGAGCACATTGGTGCGCGCCTCCTCGATCAGCAGCCCGCGCGGTGCATGGGTCACCGGGTCATAGTCCCAGCGTGGCGCGTTGATGGCTGCCGTCCGCAGCGTGCCGGTCGAATCGAGATACGTGCCCGCGCTAGCCCGTGTGAAGGTAACGCTGGGCGGCATCGTGGCGCTCATGAACGACAGATCGAGGGTTACGCCTGGGGGGATGAGCCCTGGATTGAGCCCGGCGAGTTGGCCGGCTCGCGGACGCCAGGTCACCTGCTGTGAATACAGCTGGCACCAGCCAGCGGCAGACACTGGCCCCTCGATGCGCGCGCAGGAACTGGACGGGACGTAGTGCCGGCACATGCCGCAGCGCTCGGCGCCGCCGGCGGGGGTGTAGCGTGCTGCCGCCTTGGTGGCTTTGGGCGTGCCGCGGAGGGCGAGGCGCTGCAGGACTGCCATCAGAAGCACACCGCGACTTCCGCGCGCAACGGTGCGCCGCTGTAGTCCGATTGCTGTTTTGCCAAGTCCGCCCGTGTCACTGCCTGCTGAAACAGCGCATCCATCTGCGTCGCGCGGTCATCATCGAGCGCCCAGATCGCACCCTGTTTGATCACCCCGTAAAGGTAAACGGAATAGAGGTTCTCAAGAATCGGGTTGGTGTCGGTGGGGAGGATTAACGGCCTCGGCTTGCGATACCAGCCCATTAGCACGCTCTGCGGCACCCAGGACGGGTCTGGAGGGCTTGGCACCTGGGGGTGAGGCAGGAACTCGATGCAATTCGCCACCAGCCTGTAGGCGACGCTGGGGCCGCTCAGCGCGGTGATGGCGTCGTAGGGCTGCCATCCGATCGGAGCATATTGGTTACTCCAATGTCCGCTCCACTCGTCCTTCAGCACGAGCAGCTCGCCGGTGGTGTTGTCCCTGATGCTCTCCATGGTGGCGAAGTCACTCGGCAGCGCGATGTAGGGCGCGTCGATCGGCTGCACCGCAGACGCCACCTGGCAGCGCGCGCGCAGGGTCTCGGCCAGCTCGGTTTCCACTGCCAGCACCCAGCCCGGCATGACGCCATTGGTCAGGATGTCCTGCCGGTTCAGGTAGCTGGCCACGTCGGCCTGGAGCTGCGCGAGCGATGCCATCAGGGGGCCGTCACCACCACGCCGTTGCTCGGCGGCGCTGCGGTGGTTCCCAGCGCATTGGTGGCGCTCACGACACACGTTGCCGTCTTGCCAACGTCATCCGCCACGACAGGCAGCGATGCCGTGCCGCCTGTTATGTCGGCGCCATCCAGCTGCCACTGATAGGCGTAGCTGTGCGGCTCTGCTTGCATGCCCTCCCAGTTGCCCATGGTGCAGGTGAGTTCGCTGCCGACTTGCTGCACATGCGGCACATCGACATTGACCGGGGGTGTGGTGGGCACCGGGTCAGGACCACCCCCCTCCGGTGCATCGATGTCCAGCACCGGCTCGTATTGGCTGCTCTCCAGCACCGCGCCGGCGGCCGCAGTCTCCACGCCCTGCGCGAGCGCCATATCGCCGGCAGCGCTGAGAGCCTCTGCCTCGGGATACAGACGTATCAACAGCACCTGGTCGAGGCCCTCGACCAGCACCGGCTCGATGGTGCCGCTCATGGCTTGGTCTTTGGCGCTGGCTGCCCTGGCATCACCTGGGGCGCCACTGCGGGATCGCCCTCGATCCAGATCGGCTCCTGCTGCGCCGCGACCAGCGTCGCGCCCTGCTCCCAGGTTTCCTTGCCCTGCGCGAGTGCCTTGGCTGCCACGTCCTCGGCGCTGTCGGCGTCGGGATAGAGGCGATGCAGCAGCACGGGGTCGATACCCTCGACCATCGTCGGCTCGGCGCCCTTGGTCTCGGGCGTCTGTGCGACGTGCCCCGCCATCGGCGTCATGCTCCCAGCGGTTGCCGGAGCGCCACCGACGCCTGGCGTGGGCTTCATGCTACCGGCATGCGGAGCGTCGTGTTTCGTTGGGCTGGCCATGGTGGTCTCCTTCAAATCTTGCGGGCGTCGTCGGTCCTGAACACGCGGTTGTCGCGCTCATCCAGCCAGGCATTGAGCGCCTTCTGGTCTTTCGTGATGCCCAGCTTCTGGAGCTGCTGCCAGATCACCATCGGAATGCGCGCGACGTGGGTGATGCCGTCCGGGTTCGGCCGGTGCTTGTCGAAGTTGGACGCCAGTTGCTTGGCGCTCTCGACAATGGGACGGGTGTTCTGCGAGGTGATGATGACCGGAAGCCCGGTTTCCGCATCGGTCACGATCTCGGTTGACCGCTGCGTTACCGGGTTCCAGGTCTCGAAGAACGGTCTGTCGGTCATAGCGGGATGCCGCTATAAGCGGGGCGTTGCTGGCTCTCCCAAGCCAACAGCGCCCCTGACCACGATCCTACTGGAGAGGACCGAAGCTGATGCCATCCAACGATGATGAGACGCGCAAAGCAATTGTCTCTGCGTATAACCGCATGTATGCGGCGAAAAACCGCGAGCGCATCAAAGCTAAGGCGCGCGAACACTACCTGAAGAACCGTGAGGCAATTCTTGAAAGAAACCGCGCTCGTGTCGAAGCGTGGCACCAGGAAAATCCCGAGGCAATTCGCGAGCACAAGGGTCGCTATCGCGAGAAGAACCGCGGCAAGCTTAGGGCTGCCCATCATAAATACATTCGGGATGAAAACGGCGAGATAACCGCCCAGGAGAAGAGGCACCAGGAGCGCAACCGCGAGCAGCGGGCGCTTGACCTGGAGGCAATGGCTGGAAGGCGACGACCGGAGGTCTGCGATGTGTGCGGCGGCCCGCCGGACCCTAAGAAGGGGATGCATTACGATCATTGCCACCGGCTTGGCCACTTCCGTGGCTGGCTGTGTCGTGGGTGCAATCTCATCTTGGGATACGCAAAAGATGACCGCAGCCGGCTGCTTAAGCTGGTTGCTTATCTCGACCGCACCCAAGATGGTCCTGCTCGTCAGTCTAGCCTCCATGGAGTATAAGTATAGTCACGCACTTTCACTGATTTAGATCAAAAATCGTCGCATGGGCTTTGGGGGCTGTTGGTCTAATACAGCCCTCGAAGATAACTCCACCCTGGCTGTTGTCACCGGTCTGGGCGTAATCCTGTTGCACTAGGTCGCGCTCAGGTAAAGGCGCCATTTCCACGTAATCTGTACTTACCAATAGTATCTGGTGAGCGGGACAGAACCGATCGGGTGCGAGTTGCAGTGTGCCGAAGTTTGTGCGGTAGACATCGACCGCGCCCTGGATGGTCATCTCGCCGGTCGGTGACGCCTGCACGATATTTTGCGCCACGATCGGGTTGCCGGTCCCGCCCTGTGCGAGCGTCGCGAAGTAGTTCTTCACGTTGCCTGACATGATCCCCAATGTCGGATTACCACCGGCCTGCCAGGACTGCTGGATGGCGGCGTTGACGACGTTCAGCGTAAGATCGTAGGGCGTGCCAGCCGTTCCGGCGTTGGAGCCGTCACCGATCGGCATAACGCCAGCACCGGCACCACGCGCGCCGAATGCGGTGTAGCAGGGCAGGCCGCTCATGTGCCTCGGGTCGGTGATGGTGCGTACGAGTGGCGAGGTGACGGCCAACTCAAGGTCGCGCTTCACCTCCATCCCGCGCAGGACCATATTCCTATTGTACTCGTCCTCGCCGCCGACCACGTCCACGACGCGGAGCGTATTCGATACCCCGACTGTGCGGGCGATGATCTGGCAGACGTTGTTCAGGCGGATGGGCTTGATCACCGCCTGCATAACGGCGGTGAAACCCTCAGGCTGAGCATTGTCTGCCGCAGGATTCAACTCCTGCACGATCCACTCGGTCAGGACTTGCTTGGAGCCTACTCGCGAGCAGGATGAGACCAGCGGTGTCTCGTCGGGATCGATGCGATAGATGATATCCGCGAGGTCTTCGCGAACGCCAACAGCTGCAGTCTCGACATATGTGCCTGACGGTGCAGCTCCCATTGCGGGAACGGCCATGGTCTACTCCATTGCTGAGCACGGCGCGGTGCGCCTGGTGCCGGTTGAACCAAAATTGCTGGCTCGCAATGGATCTGACTGGAGGCTACTCGGGCGTTTAGCTGCTTGGTCGGTATCCCGACTGCGCTGCGTGCCGATAGCCGGCTTGGTCGTCCTGCGACTACACGTCCCGGTCGTTGCTTGGTGGCTGGACCACTGCCCTCGACCGACGGCGGGACGCTACGAGCGTATCTACTGTGCCGTCAATACCGTCCGTTGCTGCTGCTGGCGTTGGAGCGGCGGGCGCTGAGCAGGGCGGCCGCATTGCGGGCATTGGGGCGTGCCTCGAACGCCTGTTCGGCGGCCTGCACCTGGGCGGCGGCGGCGGGTGGCGGGCGCACGCCACGGACCTGTGCGGTCTGCACCGGCTTGGGGGCTGTGGTCTTGGCGCCTTCCACCATGCGGTCGAACATCATCGCTTTCATCATGCTCTCGACATGCCTTGGGTCGGACAGCCCCTGGAGCTCCTGCCTCGTGTAGCCGCCTTTGCTCTCGGCCCATTTGGCAATATCGCGCTGCACCGCACTTCGGGACGCATCATCCCGCCAGAACTCGTATTTCTCGCTCAGCATCTTGTTGCCGGCCTCGACCTGCTGGGTCATGGCACGCTCGAACGCCTGCTGCTGGAGCTGGGTGAGGCTGCCCAGACGTTGTTGCTCAGCCGTAGCCTGCTGGTAGGCGGCGAACTGGCGGAGATAGCCCTGTGGGTCGCTTTCGATCAGGCTGGGGTCTGGCGGGGTCGCTCCCTGGAGCCGCTCACCAAGCTTCGCGAGTTCCGGCTGGATGTGGGGCAAGACCGTCGCCAATGCCTCGGCCTGCTGCTGGAGCTGAGCGCGCTGCTGGGCCAGTTCCTGGGTCTTGCGGGTGTAGTCCGCGGCCTGGCCCATCGCCGTCCTGATCTGGGCGGCGGTGACGCGGTGGCCGTCGATCGTATAGACGCCGTCGGCCGGTGTTTCGGCGGCTGGTGCTGCACCATCGACAGGAGCCGGCGGCTGCACGCCTTCCTGCAATCCCAGCGCTTTGGCGATGGTGTCGTAGCTGTCGGTGGGGGTGGCGGGCGCTGCGGGTTTGGACTCTACCGGCGCCGTAAGCTGTCCGGGCGGCCCTGCGGGGGCTGGAGAGGGGTTGAGGCGTGCTGTCGGCTGTCCCTGCCCCTGCGCCTCGCGTGCGGCTTCCTGGCGGCGTCTGGCGAGCAGGCGCCCGGCATCGGAGAGGCTGATGCTTTCCTGCGACGCTGGCGCGGGGGCGTTGACCACATTTTGGTTCGTGGCTGGTGCCGGGGTGGCCGGCTGGGCTGCTGCGGGTGCTACCGGTGCAGCCGGCGCTGATGTGCCGCTCTCACTCATTGGTCATCTCTGTATATACTCGTTAGCCTGTTGCTCGTGCAGCGATTGGGCGTAGGCATCGGCCGCCTCTGGGGTATCGAACACCCCGAGATGCTGTCCCGTCTGCTTGTAGTAGCGGTACGCCTCTGGCGGCGATACGATGCCGCGCCCTTCGATCACACTCGGAACGAGCACGGCGCTGCCATCCGGGTTGGTGAATGTCATAGAGCGCACAGTGGAGATGCTGCCGTCGGCATTCCGAATGACCGGACGCTGGTGGATATTGATATTGCCAGGAACCACAAGCCCCTCGGCGTTCTGAGGTGAGGTGTCGAACATTGAGCCGGCGGGCGCAGGCGGCACGTTCAGCAACCCTTGACCGGCAACGCCGTAAGGGTCGTCATCCTGCGGATCGAGCAGTGATGGCATCATTCAAACCGCCTGCCATCGGCCTCGCGCTGGTTCTGCAGCAGGGCGGTGTCGAGGCGTGAGCGCATCTCGGTCGCCAGGTGATCGATGGCCCTGGCGAGATTGCGGGCGTCCTCGCGTTCACGGACATCCGTACCATGCACCGCGGTCTGCACCGCGCCTTCCCGAATGAACGTGAGCATGTCCATCAGCTCGCGGTCCTGCAGCAGGCGATGCGCCTCGCCGCCGCGGCGCTGGATTTCGTAGCGTTCCTCGCGCGAGAGGTCGCTCACCTATGTCCCCTGCGCCTGCAGCATCTGCAGCGCGCGCAGCAGGTCGTCCTGGGTCATCCCGGCCGGCAGCCAGCCGCCGACTTCCTGCCCGGGCGATTGGTTGAGGTTGCCGAGCGGTGTGTTGTGCAGGCCGTACCCAGGGTCCACGCCTGGCTGCGCGATCATGCCTGGATCGACATTGCCCCGTGCGTGATGCGGTTGTTGTCCGAGGCGTGCGGTCCAGTCGCCGGGCGGCCCCACAGCGGAGCCAAGCAGGCCGCCGACGGCCATCACCGCGTGGTCTTGGTCGAGGTTCGGCTGATGGTGGGCAGTTTGGCGGTGCCGCGGGCTTTGCCGGCCCCGGCCGCCCCGCCGCTCTGGGGCTTATTCTGTCCGGCTTTGGGCACGGTTTTGGTACTTTGGGAACCTGTTGCACGTGAAACCATGATCATGCTCCTTGCCCTGGTTGTGGTGGTGGCGCGTTGGGCCGCGGGAGAGGCGGCCCCCCGGGTCCGAACAGCGATTTCGCCGCGGCGTTGGCTGCGATGTTCCCATACGCAGTGGGCATATTCCCCTGCATGAGCGCCTGGCGGGTGGCCATTGCCTGGGCCGGATTGAACGAGCCGGCGGGCGGGCCCATGGGCTGCTGTGGGCGTGGTGGCACCATGGATGGCCCAGG